GGATTCCTTGACACCGACAGCGGATACCGCTGAAGGTTTCAAGACGGTCTCAGTGAAGCGCAGTGCGCGCCACAAGATCGAGTACGAGGACCCATGGAAAATCCATGCGGGCCGCGTATTGGCGGAGGCCAGGGGAGATCCCCTACCGTCCGTCATCGTCTGGCAAGGCGATGGTTATCGCTTGCAAGACGCCCTTCCACCTTCTCTCTTAGGAGAAAGATGGACGGGATCTCGGAGAAATCGGATTAGATTCTCCCAGATCGCTGATTGCGACATCAAGATGTACGTAATCATGCGCCACACTCACTGGGGAAATTCCCTCAGGGAGATGTGTGCAGACCCAGACCATGTTAAACATGGCTGGGCTCTGAACCTCAAAAGAAGGCTACGAGCCCTCTTGTTGGGGAGGCCTGACCCGATCTGGACTTCCAGACAGGTCAAGTCTATTTACTGTGATCCGGAGAAACTCCGATCCAGTAAATCCCGTTCTCAGCGCCTCATTGAGGTACTGAAAACGGTCGACGGGATGTTCTTCCAGAGGTTTCTGGGATTTCCCGAAGAAGAATGGACGTGGTCGCGATACGACACGTTCGTTCTTGGGAACCTCTCTCACTTGATAAGTGATGAGTTTCTCGATGGTGAGCTGTGCAATGGTATTGAACAGCACACCACGTTTTACGCACAACTGAAAAGTGTACGTAAAACCTTCAAGGAATACGCTCACAAGCGTAACCTTGAAGGCCTCTCTCAGAAGTATGACCTACTTCCGGAGTGGCTACGGCAGTTCATCCCGCTCTGGGAAGAAACAAGCCGTACAGAAGGCCACAGGTATGATTACCTGGTTGGTCTTCTGTCCCAAACGAGAGGGTGTGGAACACCTCCTCCTTTGGTGATCCTGCAGGCCAAGATAAAATTCTTGAAAGTCGTGCAGGACCCACCAGCTCCTCTTTCTGCTACGCAGAAGGGGCTGGTGCAGGCTGCTCTGGATGAGACTCTAAGTGATCTCCCAGACAGCGCGTTCACCGGACTCTCGACTAAGTCGAGAATCACGGTGGCTACCACCGCCTGTTGGGAGAAGACCCGACAGGAAGGTGGCACACTCGAGGAAATATCAGAACTGGTATATCCTGGAGCGTCCGGTATGACCGCACCTGTAAGGGACCTTCATACCGGAAAGGTGGTCAGCCGTATGACTATGTCAGACGGCACCATCGGCGAGTACGTTTTCTGGCTGTGCCTAGATAACGTCCTTCGGACACCACCGGATAAGCTCCGTAGAGCTTACCTGACAGTGGTGAGAGAGCCGGGTAAAGGTAGATCCGTTACCAAGGCCTCTGCTTGCCTCAAGATCGTGTTAGATCTTGTTAGCAAGATCTCGGCAGTGCCTCTAGAAAGAGGCATACCGAGCTCCCACTCGGGGATGGGCAAAGCCCACCACGGGTGGAACTTCTTCCTTGAACTGATGTCAGTCCAAAGGAAAGAAGAACTCTTCTCCGTCGCAGAGCGCGATGAGAGAGAGTTTGCGGACCACGTCGAGAGACTCGACGTGTACGCAGACCTTTTCGTGTCTAGTACAGACTACGAAACGGCCACCGATTATCTTAACCACGATGTGGCTAGGATGCTCGGGGATGGGTGGATGCGACGATGTGGCATTCCACCCCTCCTCCGTTCGATAGTGTTGGCTACATGTTACCAACC